CCCATCAAGTGGGAGCCGCTGTTCTGCGACCTTGGAGCTGAGCGGGAGATCCTTCGAGCTGTGAAGCCCTAGAGGATTTCCAGTACGGAGTTACCCACCTTAATTGGTGAGGGAGTCTTCGTGGCCTTGAGGGCCCGCACTAAGTGCGCCCCGGTGTAACACCGGAGGGTATGTCACTACCCGGATCGTTAGTAATAGCGTCCGAACAGGATACCGTACCACAACCTAGAGGAAAGAATGCCAACCCCTGACCGAAACGTAAACATAACGGGTGTTTTCACCTATACCAGCACGAATCAACGTACTGGCGCTGTGTCTACGGGAACGTTAGGGACGTATTCAATCTTTAAGGACGTGGAGACTACGGTTTCAGTACGTACTCCGAACTTCCTGAAGCTTAAACCGTCTCAGCTTCCCAACAATGGTTATCATCACTATCGGATGAAGGTCTCTGACCCGAGGTCGTCTTTTACGACCTTTAGTCAGAGCCTCGCCGGCGGTGATGTAACCCGTTGGGATTATAGCATGAACGCTAAAGCTTTCGGTTGTAACGAGAACGTACCAGCGAGCGACGCAGCTGATGACCCAACCCAAAGGGCCATCGGAAAGATCCTCGAGGACATTAGGACGGGTAAGTCAAACTTAGCCGTCACAATGGCCGAGATGGATAAGACTGCGAAGATGGTTGTACAATCGGCAACCAGAATCTTCAAGGCCGTAAGGAACTTGAAGAATGCTCGCTTCGGAGACTTCGCCAGAGACTTGGGTGTTACGACCACGTCTCGCCAAAGTAAGAATTTCTATACCGCTCTCGGAAAGGCCGTTCGTAGTGATACGAAGGACCAGACCTGGAAGCGGAAAAAGAAGGTTCGAACTTCGGCAGAAACTGCAGAGAGCCGCACAAGCAGCTTTCTGGCAGATACCTGGCTTGAATTCTCCTACGGGTGGAAACCACTACTTTCGGATGTTTACGCATTGGCGCAGTCAACTGCTGCCTTAATGGTAGACTACCAGTATGTGGTGCGGTCAGCTCGCGGCAAGGCCAAGACTGAGGGATTCTTTAGGAACAAGTGGAGAC